GACCAAAAGTCTACGTAACGCTGTACCGTCTCTGCCCATGTCTCTCTACGGCCTTCCTCTTGCATCCAACGTGCGTAGCGGCTCTTGTGTATAAACTGTTGGTACTGTTCCATTATTTCTTATCCTTAGATTTAGGTTTGTCTTTATTCTTCTTGCCAAAGATAGCGTCGTAGTTATCTTCATACTTCTTCTTGTCTGTGGGGCGTGTAGCTGAACCCTTGCCTCCGTGTGTCTGTCCTGTAGCCATCAGTCATCCTCCTCATTGTCAAACACTACTTCCTTTAACAAGCGGGCTAAGTACCACTGAGCCTTCTGTAAATCTTCTACTGGCTTACCTTTGTAGTCATAGCGCCAGAGGTACTTCATGCAGTTGCCCTTGAGGTAGCCTTTAAATGCAAACTCAGACATAGATTCCTCTATTGCCTCAATACACTCAATGTTTCCTGTGTTGTAGTGGTAAGGCTTGGTGACGACATCTTGTTCCTCGTCATCATCAAAAGGATTCATTTCGGCTTCTGCCATGTCAAGATAAACCTTCATCAAAGTCTCGTCTATTGTGCGTTTAGGAACTTCTACCGGCGGGTGCTGCTTGCGTAGTCTATCCCAGTCTTGGGGTGTTGCGTTGTTAATGCTCATCCGTGTATCTCCCCTGTGTCGTCATAATCCATTTCATGGTGCATTCTCTCTACGTCTCGTAAACATTCTTCGTAAGCGTCTTCAGGCGAACCTAGTTCTAAAGCTGTTGACTTCCAAAACTCTAACTCATCGAACAACTGCTCGTTTTCAGCAATCAACTTTTTAAGATTGTTCATCTTCATATTCCTCTTCTCTTCTTATAAATCGGTTGAACGAGATATTACCACACTTTGATATTTCTTGCACTAAATACCAATCATCGAAAGAAGCGCCTTCAGGTCTTAAACATTTTAACTCACCATAATAAGGCGACTCAGGGTTCATGTCGTATGCGTCACAAGCCATCTTCTAATTCCTCTTCTCTGTATCTGATAAGCCTATCTTCAAAGGCGTTTAGTAAGTCGTCAGCGTCTATTTCAAGTATCTCTAAGATAAGTATCTCATCGTTTTCCCTGACGAACTGTTCCTTGTATTCCTCAAATGTTAGTGACATTTCTTATCTCTCACATACTTAAGTAGTTCTTTACTTGTTTTAACAGTGAAGCAAGGAAAACCTTCTTTCTCACACCACTGACTCATTGTCATCTTACTACCTTTACGTACTTTTGTCAAGGGGTTAGACAACACAAAGACTAACTCCCACTCTGGCATAGAGTCTCTGATAGCCTTGTACTTCTGTGTGTCACCTACCCTGAAGTAGCCCTTAGCTTCTATCAGTATCTTCTTGTCTTCGTTCACAAAGTCAGGCGTGTACTTCCTGTGTGTTGTGTAAGGCAAGTTGTAAGGCTCGTAGATAAACTCTTTGGTTAGTGCGTCTGCTAACGCTGATTCTAACCCTGACCTGTACTTCGTCTTTTTCTTCTTAGTCACTGAGCTTCAACTCCTGTACGTTTGGCTCCTTCACTACCTCGCATAGATACTTAGGCTGATAAGAGTAGTTAAACAAACGCAGCTTAGGGTAACAGTGCTGCTTGTACTGACAGTAAGAACAACCCATAGCCAGTTGCATGTTACCTGACTTACCGTCTGGCTTAGGCTTATGACACACCGCTACAGGCTCAGGCTTTTTTACCATCTCCTTGAGGTACTTAACCCTGTCAGCCACTGTACCGTTGAACTCCATGTCAACCTTAAACTCTGGGTCTGCTAAGTCGTACTTCAGGTAAGTGAGATGACCTACTGTCTTATCAATAGCTAACCAACCAATCTGAGTCTCACCTTCTGAGTAGGCGTAGGCTTTAATCTGGTCTACGTAGCCAAAGGGGTCATCCCTAAGTATCTTACCTTCTTTAAACTTCTTGAACCCAAAGCTGCTTGCGGACTTGACATCTGTAACAACACCATCAATCTTACAGTCCATAGAGCCTCGTATGCCTTCTACCTCACACTGCTTCTGCTCGTCTGTAACTGTGTGTCCTGACATACGGGTAAGGAACAACAACAACTCTTCCACTAAATGACCGTACATGAACTTGACGTAGGTGTGTGGCTCAATCTTCTCTTTCTTGGTTCCGTTTACTACGTTCCAGAGGAATCTATCAGTGCGTCCTATGTTCGACAAGCGTAGCGTTCGTTTATCTTGACGCTTCTCCCTGCCGAACTCTGTGCGCATTAGAGCCTTTACGTTCTCACCAAACTTCTCTATCTCTGCTTCTACGTCAACTGACGGGTCTGCGTCCTTACTCTCCATCATTGCGTAGATATCGGCTACCAGTGTCTCAGTTGTCTTGTTCATCTTCTAGCTCCTTAAAGGCTTTGATAACGTCCGTTGAGAATAACTTCTGTAAATTAACCAAGAACATTCTACTGGCGTTGTTATCACCACCACTAACTGTTTTGAACTTATCCAAACCGTTTACTATCTTCTTCAAGACGGGGGTGCTGAAGACTAACGTACAGTATTCTTCTTCACCGATACAGAGGTTGTGAAACCAGTAGTCAGACTCTGTAGCCTCAATCCCTGAAGGCTTCCCCCATGACTGGTACTCAATGCAGATGTTACCAGTACGTTGCCACATGTCTTTCTCTGACTTAACTTCTATCTTCTTACCAGTAAGCATCTCTGCTATCTTGTCTTCTCTGACCTCACCGTAGGCTAAGTCAATGTCAAACTTCTTTCTATCAGCTTTGTTAGGTTTCATTTAGCTAGCCTTTTTTTGTTTAAATAAGTTGTTAAACCAAGGGAGGAATCGAGGTATCTGGGTATTGGGGGACTTTCCTCTCATAACCTCGTAGACTGCCTCTAAACCCTCTTCCTTATATAACTGATGGTGAGGATGCTTAGGGTTACCCACTCTGTATCTCTTACCATCTACGTACATCCTTGTCTGGTTCTCTCTGCTCCTAGCCGACTCCTTAGTGGGTGTCTGCCCAGTTCTTCCCGACTTTGTATTCCCCTGCGAGGGGGCAGTTGAGTTTGTAGTGAAGTCCGGCAGCTTCAACACAAGCCGTTGCCAAGCGGCCAAACCTTTCTGCGTCTTTCGATTTAACTTCTGTCTGGATTTCATCATGTATGTTTCCTATTATCTTAAAGTTAATTTTATGGAGGTTAGCGTACTCTACCAGTAAACATAGCGCCTTCTTCATTACGATGGCCCCTGCTGACTGTAGTAAGCTGTTTAACGCAGCATGCTCTGACCTGATTGCCACTCGTCTTCCATCCAGTCCAAGAACATAACCTCTTCCAGATGCCACTCCAACCTGTTCTCGTAGTCTTCCAAGAGCTGGCGTATTTCTAAGGAACTTTTCTTTAAGTCTTTTACCGTGTTTTGCAGTTCCGCCAACGATGCTTCCGATTTTTGAATCTCCTGCGCCGTATAGGAAAGCGTAGATGAAAGTCTTTGCTTGGTCTCTAGTCTCAAGGCCCGCAGCCAACTGGTTTGCTGTGTGAATATCTCCTGTGAGTATTTCATTAGTGTAGTCCTCATCCTTCATGTAGTGTGCCAGCATACGTAACTCTAAACCACTGGCGTCCATACCAACCAAGCTATAACCTTCCGGTACTGTCCAGCAAGCTCTACATTCTTGGCCGTAAGGCGAGTAGACTGCTGGTACTTGACCCATGTTAGGGCTTGAGTGTGTCATACGGCCTGTTACAGCGCCGTTAGCGTTTACGTAACCGTGTACTCTGTCGTCTTCTTTGACAGCTTCTATCCAGCTCTGTATCTGTGCTATACGCTTCTGCACTAACAGATACTCCCCAATCAACGCAGCCTCTGGTATATCCTTTACCTTGTTGAGTACTGACTCATCTACTATGGGCTGACCCTTCTCAGTAAATGTCTCAGGCTTCCACCCAAAGTACTGTAGGTATCGGCCTATCTGTTGGCGCGAACCTAAGTTAAACTCTGGGTAATCTAAGCGGCTGAAGTCTGCTACCGCTGTCTCCCACTGGTCACCTAAGAACTTTAAGCCTACGATAGAGTAGGTGCCGTCCTTCTTGACCTTCGGTGATACTTGTTTTATAAAAGTAGGTAAAGGCTTGAACTTCTCATGCACCTTATCCTCTAAGTCAAGCTTTTTCTCTTTTAATTTAGCTAGTAGAGTGAATGCTTTTCTCTGGTCTAGCAGCCATCCGTTCTTGATTTGTTGAGCAATAATGTCCTGTACCTGATGTTCAAGGTCAACGCTCTCACTTCTAAAATCATTAAGTTTCGAGATGAGTTTCTTGTAAACAAGTTCATTAACCCTAACGTCTTGCTGGCAATACTCCACCATATCCTGCGAGAAATTAAGCCAATCATTATAATCCCCTTTAGGGCATCCTAACTGCTCACCCCAGCTATCTAGTGAATGACCACCTTGGCGTGAAGGCTCTGCCAAGCGTGACATAACAAGTGTGTCAGTTATCTTCTTACCATTGAAGTCTACGTTCCAAAGCTTTTTGAGTGCTGGTATATCATAGCCAATTATGTTGTGGCCTATAATTTCCATCTGCTCAGAGTAAAAGTAATCTTTAAAAGTAACCTCACTGGTAAACACTAGCTCTTTAGCTGTGCTTACTTCACGTACTGCAACACACCATATAAGAGTAGGCTCTAGCCCGTTGGTTTCAATGTCAAAGACTATCTTCTTCACTTACGACTCCTTACGTTCCATGATTCGCGAACTCACCGTGTAGTTCCTCTCGTGCTTTACGTACTGCTATCTCAGCTTCAGGTACAGTACGGAAGTGGCCTAGATGTTTCCTCTTTCCATTGAGAGTTACTGACGCGCTCCACATGTTGTGTGTTGCCTTCCATCTTACTCCCTTAACTCCTGAAGTGTTAGTGCTTCGCCTACCTTGGTTGTGGTTGTTCTGTGTAATAGTGGCAGCCCGTAGGTTCTCTATGCGGTTATTTTTCTTGTTAGTATCTATGTGGTCTAAGCAAAAAGGTAGATAACCTTTGTGCATTAAAAATATTATCCGGTGATTAAAATACTTAACCCCCTTAATGCTGGTTTTTAAGTAACCGCGTCCATCATCTATACCTACAACCTGTCCTGCTTCCGCACCTTTGCGGACACTGATTTTGCGAATAAGATTACCAGTCTCATTATCATATCTAAAGAGCTTGTTTACTAAGTCTAAAGTCAATTCTTTCATGTTAGAACTCCACGTTAATCTCAGGCATGGGAGGCGGTACTGCCTCAAGTCTCGCAGTAGTATCGTTGTACAGTAACCAACCAGCAGCTCCTGTCTTACCTGTCCGTCTACACTTGACAAGCTGAACAAAAGTACAGTTTCTAGCGTGGTCGTCCTCAGCTAACTTGTCTCTGCTTAAGAGTATAGTGTTAAAGGCTATCTGATTAATGGATGACGAACCCTTGAGGTCGTACTCTCCTACATCATGTGCGCCCTTGCCTTTCTCTGGCTGTCGCATATGACTAATCAAGATAATACTAACACCTGTATTCTTAGCTATCTTCAAGCATCTGTCCATGAAATCATCAATAGTTACGTTGTCGTTACTACGGACGGCGGCCTGTAGCGGGTCAATCACTACAACAGAACACTCTAAACCTTTAACCAAATAATGTATCTTCCCAAACAACGCCTCTGTTTCAGAAGACCCTTGATGGTCTAGCATATGCAAATTATCTAACTCAGACATCTCTAAGTACTTCTCATGGTATGCCTCATAATCCCTATCGGCAGCAGGTATGTTACTAATATTGATGCCAGCATACGGTGATAGTAAATTCTCTACTGTCTCACCAACATCCGACTCTAAAAAAATACAACCAATACGCTGCTTACTCTCTGTAACAAAACCGTTGATTAGATTGGATACCATTGTTGTCTTACCGATACTAGTCAACGCCCCAATAACTGTTACTTCGCCAGCGACTATACCACCGTTCATCTTCTCATTTAAGTCAGAAAAGCAACTTGGCAGTGGGATAACTTCCTCTGTGCCACGCTTGAGAAACTTCTCCCAAACACCTTCTTCGCCGAAACTAATAATACCGTCAGGCTGGTACGTCTTAGCGTTCCACCACTCTTTAACAAAATCCTGCACCTTACGCTCTTTAAGCATCTCCCCCGCGTCTTTCAAAGGCAACGTAATGTTCTTGGCCTTATTAGGTGTGAAGAGACTAAGAACTTCTGCGGCTGCTGCCTGTCCGGCTTTGTCGTTATCAAAACAGATACAGACATTATCGAAGGTCTCCAGCCATTCAAGGTTGGCTCTAATATCCTTGGAGGCTCCTGCTGCGCCTGACCTGATTGATACTACTGGCCACTTACCATCGAACATCTCACAGACAGCCATTGCATCGACCTCTCCCTCTGTGATAGTGACGTACTTGCCTCCGCTTTTAAATGCCTGTTGTCCGAATAACCCAGCGTTATTAAAATCTCCTGTTGCGTAGAATCCTTTGTTCTCTACTTGTCTGACCTTCGTCCCTGTGGCCTGACCTGTGTCTTTATCGTAGTACGGGTAATGATGCTTGACAATCTTGCCCTCTGGGGAGAACTCTACAGTCACGCCGAACTTAGCTGCGATTACCTGTGAAATCTTCCTATCGGGGATTGACGCTATAGTTCCTGTCATCTCAAATGCTCTTGTTGGCTTCTTAATTACATCAGCAAAGTCTGAGGCAGTTCCGTTGCCTCTCTCGTAGTGACCACACCCACCAGTGAAACAGTGGGCGTGTCCGTCTGAGTACCTTGCAAGGTTGTTGCCTGAACCACACTTAGGGCATGGCTCATGCTTTACAAAGGTAGACTCTTCTCTCATCCTTAAAAGTCCTCTGCGCCTTCCATCTCTGCTACTTCCAGAACCTTAACTTTGTTCAGGTAAGTACCGATACCGTGTACAGGATGCGGAGCACCGTCTGTATAGAGTAGCCTGACTTTAGAGCCTCTAGTCACTCGACCACTAAAGGCTGACCCATCAGGGTTTAGTACTGGTACGTCAAACTTACTGCTAAACTTACGCTGTTTGACACCCTCATACTCTCTCAGCTTGACACCCTTAGCATCTAGCTCATCTGCTGTGGCTTCATCTAAAGACACTACCAGAGAGAATTTACCAGTGCTCTGGCCTTGATACATCTCATGCTCGTTCAGGTTCTCGAATGCTACTGTACCTTCTAATGTTGCTAATGACATAGTTATTACCTTTCAGTTGGTTATTAAATTTACTTTGTTTATCTTCTTTAGTATACCTTAGTTAGTTACTTTAAAGTTTAATCTTAAAGAACATAACATAAGGATATTATAGCATTAATTGTACCCTTTGTCAAATTCAAATTCATCTAGGCTAATTGTGAAGTCAATTTGGGTATCTACGGTAGCGTCGAAGTCACTGTAAGCCTTACTTGAAATCTTACTACAGTCGTAGCAAAGGCCCACCATCGTGTCTGTTTTACCGTAGGTTTTATTTAGTTCTGCGTTAGTCAATATAACGTCACAGGCTTTACATCTACTCATTTTGTCTCTCTCCAAATGCGTTGTCGTGTTTCTGTTTAAATTCGCTGTAAGACATAGCGTGGTATTCCTGTCGTAGCCTATCAGCGGCCATGGCTTGCATCTCTGACACTGTCATACAGTAGAGCTGATATTCGACCAGCTCGTTGACCATCACGTATTCACCGTTGTTTAACCAGTCGCTCTGGTGGTCGTAACCAATCAACTGCTCTTTAATCTTACTCATTCCTCGTAGTCCTCTTCAATTGTGTAAACATTACCCCACGAAATAATAATACAGGGAAGCAGTATTATAACACCCTGAAAGGGCATTGTCTCTATTTCTCCCGTAAAGTTGTTCAACGTGTACACTGGGCGACTATCTACAAATTCAATATCTAAACCAGTGCCTGTTCTGAAACTTACAGAAAAATGCTTACCGAAAACAAGCCAGCTCATGCTTTACCCCCTTGTTTATGTAGTAGACCTGCTCTAATGCCCTTCTCGTAGCTTGTAAGGGCCTCTGGTGCCTCTCCTGACCCTACCCCAAAGCCTCTGAGGTAATCGCCATCAGAAGAGCTTACAGTGCGTTCTTTAACGAATACACCATCAACCATTTTACCTTTGCGGTCTTTTATGTCCTCATAGGCATGGCTGAGACAATCAAACAGGCTCAAGCCATTACGCTCTGCGATGTTAATTAGGACGACCAAACAGTCCCCGATATCATCAATCACCGGTTGTGATAGTAGAATATTAGTCTCTAGCTCTTTTACCTCTTCGACTAGTTTGGTGTGCTGTGCCGCGTCTGTACTGCCCTCGATTAAATTGCGGTCTTTGTGCCACTGTTTAACTTTATCTATTAAATCATCCATCTTTAATTATCCTCTAGCCATTGGTTATCGCCGCGCTCATCTGCCAGCACCTCATCTATTTCCCATTGTTCAAGTCGTGGGCTTTCGTCGTCCCACGTCAAATGTTCGTCGCCGTGTTCTTCCATCTTGTATACCTCTTAATTAATTAATGTTGTAAAACAGTACGCGATACAGTACCCAATTGCAAAGCCTAGCGCAAAGCGTGTCACTGTGCCTAACATAGCGCCACCCGCAACCATGACGACGACAGCCTGTCCGCTTCACTCTCCAGCTTGTTGAACTGTGACCGCTCCCGTGCCTTTGTCTTACCGTAGCGCTCAGGGTTCCTTTCGTGGGCCGGTGTGATATCCCAATCGGTTATCTCATCCCGACCCTTTAAGCGCCTATAGAGTGTGGCGTTACTTATATCAGTTATGAGGGCCACAGCGTAAATGCTATAGCTGGCCCCTGTAATAAGTTGCGGATGTTCTCCGGTGAATATTAGTTCTTTAGTCTGTCGCATTGTTTCAAGCTCCATAGCGGGCAAGCATGGCCCAATTGAGGAACGTAAACATAGCGACGACACCCAACGACAGCGACAGGTATACCACACCATCCGCGATATGCTGCTCTATTCGTTCACGTTTCTGTTTCTTGATTAGTGCGCTGTTTCCCTTGTAATTGTTTAACATTGTGTCACCTCTCTCGCGTCTATGATTGACTCTATGTCGTTCTCTAGGTTGTAGCTGGTAGTAACAAAACCACCGCCGAAGTCTTTACCGCGGTAAACCTTAAAGCCTAGCTTGTTAGCTCGCTGCTTTGCTATGTCGTAGTCTCCCATGCCCAGCTCGCTATCGTTAAGAAACGCGAGGTAGTGCGTGACATAACGCGGGTGGCCGTTGATGTCGTTTTTGACTCGATAGAAAGAATCATTGAACTGAGTTTCTAGGTTTGGGCTGATGTAGCATTTTTGATTGTTCATAATGTGTCACCTTGTTTGGTTTGGTTTATTTAAATTGGTTTAATAGTAGACACTCTAATCGAATGCCTACGATAAAGCAACTTACTCATCATCCAAGCGGGCGCGTTCTTTCATCTCACTGTAAAGCTGATAAATGGCGTCCTCTCCGTGTTCCTCTCCGTAGCAGTGCCCGTCTATCCAATTGCGCGCCCACGCTATAGCGGATAGGTCAGTGGCCGAACTGCACTGGCGGATATTGTGGAAACCACCTTGTAGCTCTATTTCGCCTATTATATGGCGCTTTAATATATTAACGTTAATCTGGTCTGAAGCTCTCATTTTATCACCTTGTTTGGTTGCGGCCATCCGTGGCCTGTGTTTAGTTTATGCTGTCGCGTTATACTCAGCCGACCATGCTTCTGATATTTCATTAACTACACAATCATAAATAATTTCATCTGGCTCTTGTTCATACTCAAACATATAAGCAAAGCTTGCTAGTCTCTTCCATTTGCCTTCCTGCTTAACGCTGGGGGTTAGTAAAAGCATTTCACCCATGTCGCAAGCTTCGACGTTATCCTTTATCTCTTTATAGGTGTGATGGATGCCGTCAAATTCGCCTTCGCCATATACGGCCACAGAGTAGCCACGTTTAACCGCCCATTTGATTAAGTGTAGATGTGCTTTTTGCATGATGTAATACCTTGTGCTGATTAAGTGTTGCGCTCGCTGCGCCCTTGTCTTGATGGGTTCATTATATAGCTTGGCCGCACCATGTCAACAACTATTTCAATATATTTAATAATACCACGTCGCCCAGGGACTACGCCAACCTTGGCGGGTTCCAATGTATAACCTAGATATAAGGAGCGGGCGCGCGCGAATACCATAGACTGACAACCATTGTCAAACATTAGTGTGACCAATCCATCTTGATTAGTCACGAGTATACCTTGCAGTGTGGTTGCTTGTGTGGTACTAGTGTGGTCTGTAGGTATCCTATAGCATACTCACTCCCCCAGTGTACAGGTATAAACGTGACTATCCTTTCGATTCTGGTCACCAATTGAGTTGCTTGTGTGCCTCGAGTGTGCTAGTGATTACCCGTGACCCTTGAGTGACATCCGGTCACCGATTGGGCTTGACAATCCCTGTAGCCTATGATAAACAGGGGGCGGGGGGCCGGTTGGACATCGCGGTATTGTTACGGTACCCTCTGATATACAAAAAAGTGACCATTTAAGAAGACGTGTGTTACCAAAAGTAACAGTATTGTGTGTAAATAGGTGGCCCGTAAGTCATTGATTTATAAGGGAGTTCGCGGGTACACTTAAGTACACTAAAGGGTAGTCTAAATTAACTGAAATACTTCTTGACTTCTAAGCTAAAATATGTTATAATATACCTATGTTATAAATTACTTCATTTAGTTATTAACATTAAGATATTAACAAAAGAACTTAACTAAAGGGTCTTAGGTATACTTAAGTATACTAAGGTAGCCCCATAGGAGTTATATTGACTGAGAAAAAAGTAAAGAAACAAGCCTCTGGTAAGAGGATTGGGCGTCCTCCTAAGTCTGAGGTTGTCAGCCGCAAGCGGGGAACCGTTGGCTCAGTAGGTCGTCCCAAGGGTGATGCTGCTATCATCAATGAGTATAAGACTAGGATGCTTACGTCTCCTAAGTCTAAGAAGGTCTTAGAGTCTATCTTCGATGCTGCTTTAAATGATGACCATAAGAATCAGGCTGCTGCTTGGAAGCTAGTGATGGATAGGGTCTTACCTACCAGCTACTTCGAGAAGGATGCCGCAGGCGGTAACAAGGGTGGTATCAACATATCAATCACTGGTGTCGGTGGTGAGAAGACTGTCATTTCAGGTGGCTCAACAGAGCCTGTAGCAGAAGGGGAGTACACCGAAGATGTTTGATATCAACCAAGACCTAGATTACTTCACCAGAGAAGAGTTTGCCTGTCAGCACACAGGTGACAATGAAATTAAAGATACATTCCTATTGAAGCTAGACCTATTAAGAGCAAGGTGTGGTTTCCCATTTGTTATAACCAGTGGCTATCGTAGCCCCGAACATCCGATTGAATCGAGAAAGGAGAAAGCAGGAACTCATGCCCAAGGCATTGCAGCAGACATTAAGGTTAGTACAGCACAACAGAGGTACACGCTGGTTGAGGAAG